CCGGAGGCAGTACTGGCTATGTGCCATTAGGTGAGGGCCCCGCCATTCGTGTTGGGGGCACTCCAAATGTCATTCGGCCTAGTGTGATACCCGAGGCTATTGGGCCTGTTGATATCATACCTATTGACACTGTCAATCCAATTGACCCAACTGCATCATCTGTGGTCCCACTCACTGAAACAGGACCTGATTTGCTGCCTGGGGAAATTGAGACAATTGCAGAAGTGAACCCTGCCCCAGATATTCCTAGAGTTGACACATCTGTTGTGACAACAAGTCGTGGCACTAGTGCAGTGCTTGAAGTTGCTCCTGAACCAGTACCTCCTACACGGACACGTATATCACGAACACAATATCACAATCCTTCTTTTCAAGTACTTACTGAATCCACACCAACACTAGGGGAATCCGCATTGTCAGACCAAATTGTAGTTACCAGTGGCTCAGGTGGCCAGGCCATTGGTGGTTCCAGATATGTGGAAATAGAGCTGGAGGAAATACCAAGTAGATATACATTTGAAATAGAAGAACCCACCCCTCCAAGACGCACAAGCACCCCTGTTCAAAGAATTACACAAGGTATTAGTAATATTAGAAGGTCTCTATATAATAGAAGACTGACACAGCAGGTTAATGTTCAGGATCCTTTATTTTTACAACAACCTTCACGTTTGGTACGTTTTACGTTTGATAATCCCGCTTTTGAAGATGAGGTTACACAAATATTTGAAAGAGATGTAGCTACTGTTGAGGAGCCACCTAATAGAGACTTTTTGGATATAGCTAAACTAAGTCGTCCACTATATTCAGACACTCCACAAGGTTATGTACGTGTTAGTCGTCTTGGTAACAGAGCCTCTATAAGGACTAGAAGTGGTGCTACTGTAGGGGCTCAGGTACATTTCTATAAAGACCTTAGTACTATAGATGCAGAAGAATCAATAGAATTGTCACTGCTTGGTGAGCATTCAGGTGATGCCTCTATAGTCCAAGGCCCTGTAGAAAGTACATTTGTTACATCAGATCTACAAGAATTGCCTGTTAATATTGTAGAGGAAACAGAACCCGAGTTTCATTCTGATGATTTATTGCTTGATGAACAAAATGAGGATTTTAGTGGATCTCAGTTAGTGTATGGTGCAGGCAGACGGTCCATTACATACACAGTGCCTAGATTTACAACACCCCGAGCAGATACATTTTATGTGCAGGACTTAGAGGGTTATACAGTGTCATATCCAGAAAGAAGGGATTATCCAGAAATAATTTATCCTCAACCTGACCTTCCTGCTGTTGTTATACATACATCTGATACATCTGGGGATTTCTATTTACATCCTAGCCTACGTAGGCGTAAACGTAAACGAGCTTATTTATAATATTTTTTTCAGATGACTTCGCTTTGGTTACCAGCAACTGGTAAGGTTTATCTTCCACCATCAACACCTGTGGCCAGGGTTCAAAGCACGGATGAATACATTGAAAGAACAGACATCTACTATCATGCAAATAGCGATCGCCTCCTTACTGTAGGCCACCCATATTTTGATGTTAGAGACACTGGGGATTCAACAAAAATACAGGTTCCTAAAGTATCAGGGAATCAGTTTAGAGCATTTAGATTACTACTACCAGATCCCAATAGATTCGCCTTGGTAGACATGAATGTTTATAATCCTGAGAAGGAAAGACTGGTTTGGGCCTGTAGAGGTTTGGAAATAGGTCGCGGACAACCCCTAGGAGTAGGGTCTACAGGTCATCCCCTATTTAATAAAGTGAAGGATACGGAAAATGCTAATAATTATATAGTAACATCTAAGGATGATAGGCAGGACACCTCATTTGATCCTAAACAGGTTCAAATGTTTATTATTGGCTGCGCACCGTGCATAGGTGAGCACTGGGATGCAGCCAAGCCCTGTGATGCTGACAGAGGGGTAGGCAAATGTCCACCTTTGGAACTGGTAAATACTGTAATAGAAGATGGAGATATGGTGGATATAGGTTTTGGAAATATAAATAATAAAACCCTGTCAGCAAATAAGTCAGATGTCAGTTTAGATATAGTTAATAATATTTGTAAGTATCCAGACTTTTTAAAAATGGCCAATGACATATATGGAGACTCCTGTTTTTTTTATGCTAGACGGGAGCAATGTTATGCTAGACATTTTTTTGTTAGAGGAGGTAATGTAGGAGATGCTATTCCTGATGCTGCAGTGGGTCAGGACAATAACTTTGTGTTGCCTGCAGCTGTTGGACAGGCCCAAAACACTTTGGGTAGCTCTATTTACGTGCCTACCGTTAGTGGTTCTTTGGTATCCACAGATGCACAATTATTTAATAGGCCCTTTTGGCTACAACGAGCACAGGGTCATAACAATGGCATTTGTTGGGAAAATCAATTATTTGTTACTGTTGTTGATAATACTAGGAATACTAATTTTACCATAAGTGTTACCACAGATGGTCAAACACCAACTGATTATGATAGTACTAAAATCAGAGAGTTTTTAAGACATGTGGAGGAATATGAACTATCAGTTATTTTACAATTGTGTAAAGTACCTTTAGTGCCAGAAGTACTTGCACAAATCAATGCAATGAATTCCAATATATTAGAAAATTGGCAATTAGGTTTTGTGCCTACACCTGACAATCCCATTCATGACACCTATAGATATTTAACATCCCAGGCCACTCGATGTCCAGATAAACAGCCCGCCCCTGAAAAAAAGGATCCATATGAGCAATACAATTTTTGGCAAGTGGATCTAACTGAGAAATTGTCATTAGATTTGGATCAATATTCCTTAGGACGCAAGTTTCTGTTTCAAGCAGGCCTGCGACGGGCTTCCAGAGTATCCAGGACAGCCACTGTCCGCACAGCATCCAGGGGAACCAAACGCAAACGTTCATGACCGTTTTCGGTCACTGGGTCTCATAATAAAATATTTTATAAACTCTTTTGGTATGTCAAGCATGTTTTAACCGAGTTCGTGACTAAGATTGATTAAGGCCATCTGCAACCGCACCCGGTTAATCAGATTATAAAGGAGCGCCAGGGTTTACCTCAAGCAACTTGGCAGTTACAACTTGTCTTCTGCCAGAAGGTCTGTCTGCCAACTTCCTTTCCAATAACCAGATTTGTTCCAACAACGATTTTGGCGCGAACATTTTGGCAGCAGAAGAGCGACGGTAACGGTAAGTTTCAACCGGGTGCGGTCAAAACAACTTACTCATCATAATGGTTGCCAACAACAATCATCGAAACAGATCTTTATGTAACCACATAAGTTGTTTTCACTCTTTTATTCTTGGAAAGAATAGATACAGGACACATGGCTAGACCTGCTAAGGTATGTGAGCTTAGCCAACTCTTAAATATACCCATTTCTTCTATGCTGATACCCTGTAACTTTTGCACAGGGTTTCTGACCTATTGGGAACTCTTAGAGTTTGATTATAAGGACTTCCATTTAGTGTGGAAGGACGGATTTTGCTTTGGTTGCTGTGCTAAGTGTGCTTTTGCATCTGCCTACCACGAGTTTACACAGTACCATCAGGAAACTGTGGTAGGCATAGAAATAGAAGGCAGAGCTGCAGAAAATATAGCGAACATTATAATAAGGTGTCAATTTTGTTTGAAACGCCTGGATTTATTTGAAAAACTTGATCATTGTGCACAGCAAAGAGAGTTTCACAAAGTTAGAAATAGGTGGAAAGGGGTGTGTAGACATTGCAGAGTAATAGAATGATTGGGAAAGAGGCTACATTACCTGACATTGTGCTACAAGAAGAGTTTGGCCAGCCCATTGACCTGCAATGCTACGAGAACTTACCAGCTGAAGTGCCAGCTGAACAAGACACAGAGGAGGAGCTTATCCAAGGCATCCCTTACAAAGTGATTGCTTGCTGTGGCGGCGGATGCGGTTCTAGACTTCGTGTGTTTGTGCTGGCTACTGATCGGGCCATTCGAGAATTTCAATCTTTACTGCTAGAGGAGTTGCAATTCCTGTGTCCGGAGTGTCGTGAAGAGATTCGCAATGGCGGACGATAAAGGTACTGACCCTAAAGAAGGGTGTAGTGAATGGTTCTTAGATAATGAAGCAGACTGTAGTGATTTAGAAAATGACCTTGAGCAGTTATTTGATGAAAGTCCACAGTCCAATATATCAGAATTAATAGATGATGATGCGGACGTGGAGCAGGGAAATTCGCGAGATCTGCTTCGCCAGCAGGAATTTGAGGAAAGCGCGGAGCAAGTGCAAAAGTTAAAACGAAAGTATTTCAGTCCTAAAGCAGTGCAACAACTTAGTCCACGGTTGCAGTCTTTGTCTATATCTCCGCAACAAAAGTCTAAACGGAGGCTGTTTGAGCAGGACAGCGGGCTGGAACTGTCGGGTTGTGAACAAACTTTGTCTAATGAAGTTGAAGATATTACTACGGAGCTGGAGGTACCAGCGGTGCCGCCGGCAGAGCAGGGTGGCCAGGGATCGGGAAATTTGCATTATAAAGAATTAATGCGATGCAGCAATAGTCGTGCAAGATTATTAAGTAAAGTCAAAGAATATTTTGGTGTAGGATTTTATGAGTTAGCTAGGCAATATAAAAGTGATAAAACATGTTGCAGAGACTGGGTAGTTGGAGCCTATGGAGTGCGGGAGGAATTGCTAGAAGGTGCAAAACAATTACTTATTAATCATTGTTCTTATGTGTGGATTAACATAAATGGGATTATGTCATTATTCTTGCTGTGTTTTAACAATGCTAAAAGCAGAGAAACTGTGGGAAGATTGCTGATGTCAATGCTTGATGTACAATTATTGCAACTAATATGTGAACCTCCCAAACTTAGAAGTGTGGTGTCAGCATTATATTGGTATAAAGGTAGTATGGACTCATCTGTGTATGCTCACGGAACCTATCCTGATTGGATAGTAAATCAGACCATGTTAACACATCAGGCTGCAGCAGAAGCTGTGCAATTTGACTTATCTGAAATGATACAATGGGCCTATGATACAGATCTCACAGATGAAGCTGACATTGCATATGGATATGCTAAGATGGCTGAGTCTGACTCAAATGCCAGAGCTTGGCTAGCACATAATAGTCAAGCAAAATTTGTAAGAGAATGTGCACAAATGGTCAGACATTATAGACGGGGAGAGATGAGAGATATGAGTATATCAGAGTGGATTCATTATAGGATAGAACAAGTAGAGGGTGAAGGTCATTGGTCTGAAATTGTAAAGTTTATTAGATATCAAGGAATAAATTTTATATTATTCCTTGATGCATTTAAGCAATTTTTGCATGGGAAACCCAAAAAAAGTTGTTTATTAATTTATGGACCGCCCGATTGTGGTAAATCTATGTTTGCAATGTCATTAATAAGAGTGTTGAGAGGGAGGGTAATATCATTTGTAAATGCAAAAAGTCAATTTTGGTTATCACCTCTTGCAGAATGTAAAATAGGTTTATTAGATGATGCCACTGATCCATGTTGGCAATATATAGATACATACTTAAGAAATGGCATTGATGGTAATATTGTAAGTGTGGACTGTAAACATAAAACTCCATTACAAATTAGATTTCCTCCTCTTTTAATTACATCAAATTATAACATCAAGGACAATGATAAATACAGATACCTGTATAGCAGAATTGTGATATTTGAGTTTAAACATAAGTTTCCATTTAAAGAGGATGGTTCACCTGAATTTCTCCTTACTGACCAAAGCTGGAAATCTTTTTTTAAAAGGCTTTGGAATCAATTAGATCTCAGTGACCCTGAAGACGAGGCAGAGAATGGAGGCACTCAACGATCGTTTCAATGCACTACAAGACAAATTGATGGACATTTATGAATCAGGGAAAGATGATCTTGAAACACAAATAGAACATTGGAAATTGTTAAGACAAGAACAAGTGTTGTATTATTATGCACGCAAAAAAGGCGTGTTAAGACTTGGGTATCAACCTATTCCCACACTTGCAACCTCCGAAACTAAGGCTAAAGAAGCAATTGGAATGATGCTTACACTGGAGAGTTTGCAAAAATCTCCATTTGGAAAGGAACCATGGACTTTAGTAAATACCAGTCTTGAAACATATCGCACCCCACCTATAAACTGTTTTAAAAAGGGGCCTGTAAATATAGAAGTAAGATTTGATGAAGATCCTGAAAATATAATGTTGTATACATCTTGGACATATATTTACTTTCTAGATGCAGAAGATCAATGGCAAAAAGTAAAAGGGGAAGTGGACTATTTAGGTGCTTTTTATAAGGATGGGCCACATAAACATTATTACATAAACTTCAATGATGATGCCCTTAGATATGGGACATCAGGCCAGTGGGAAGTAAGAATTAACAACGAAACTGTGTTTGCTCCTGTCACTAGCTCCACACCACCGGCCGCGGAGCTACGGGGATCCTCCAACGCCAGCCCCGTTCCCGCCCCCGACCACACCAGGTCCCAGACGCCCACCAGCACCACAGGAACCACCACAACCTACAGCACCACCAGCGTTAGCACCAAGGGAGCACCAGAACTCGCATCCAAAGCCAACACCAGGAAAAGAAGGTACGGAAGAAAAGACTCTAGCCCTACAGCCACCTCCAGGAAAGAGGTCTCGCGGAGACGCTCCCGGTCCAGCACCAGGACCCGGGCAACCTCCAGAGCAAGGGCCATCAGAGTCAGATCCCAAAGACCCAGCCGATCCAGATCGCGATCCAGATCCCGAGAATCCAGAGGATCCAGAGGATCCAGAGGGTCCAGCAGCTCCAGAGGATCCTCCAGTCGCAGGGGCCAGCGGGGGCGGGGAGGGGGAGGTCGAAGGGCATCCACACACACACCCACCCCCAGTCCCCACAAACGGTCACAACGGAGAAGTAGGTCCCGAGAACGGGGAACCGGAGCCATTTTTAACAGGTCTGGCATCTCGCCTGACAAGGTGGGATCTGCAGTACAAACAGTTAGTGGACGACATCTTGGAAGACTTGGAAGGTTACTGGCAGAAGCTAGCGATCCTCCAGTAATACTTTTACGAGGTGATCCAAATGTGTTGAAATGCTTTAGATACAGAGATAAAAAAAATAAGAAGGGATTAGTAAAATGTTATAGTACCACATGGTCCTGGGTGCATGCAGACGGTAATGAGAGAATAGGTAGAGCTAGAATGCTTTTAGGTTTTACTTCTCAGCAGCATAGAGCACAGTATATTAGTTCCATGAAATTGCCTAAAGGTGTAGAGTGGTCCTATGGTAACTTTGATAGGTTATAACATTAATTAACCTACTAACCTTGCTTGCACTACTAATATATTAACATTTTATATTTTTTTACTATGGTCCGTGCTCGCAGAACAAAAAGAGATTCTGTAACACACATTTATCAAAGCTGCAAAGCAGCTGGAACCTGTCCTCCGGATGTTTTAAATAAAGTGGAGCAAACAACAATTGCTGACCAGATTTTAAAATATGGCAGCAGTGGTGTTTTCTTTGGTGGTTTGGGTATAGGCACAGGTCGTGGAACCGGAGGCAGTACTGGCTATGTGCCATTAGGTGAGGGCCCCGCCATTCGTGTTGGGGGCACTCCAAATGTCATTCGGCCTAGTGTGATACCCGAGGCTATTGGGCCTGTTGATATCATACCTATTGA